AGGCTCTTGCTGCTGCCGGGTAGCCGATCAAGCGTGGCCTCCACTACACTGTGAGGCTGCGCAGGGCCTATAGCTCAACGGTTAGAGCAGGGGACTCATAATCCCTTGGTTCCAGGTTCGAATCCTGGTGGGCCCACCAATATATTCAACGACTTATGTCGAAAAAAGGCACCGCGTAGCGGTGCCTTTTCTGTTTGGTGCCTACGTGGTGCCTACATTCGCGATGCTTGGTCACGTCGGTGCCTGCGGCCGCCATTCGTTGCGCACCCATTGCTGCACTTCTGACCTCAACCAGCGGACACTGCGGCCGGCACGCTTTGCCGGCTTCGGAAACTCGCCGCGCGCCATCATCCGGTAGATGCTGGCTTTGGAGAATCCGCAGTCCTCTTCGACCTTACGCAGTGCGATCAGTGCGTCATCTGCCCTTGCCTTAACGGTGGAGGCGTTGTCGTTTTCGACGGTGCTGGTCATGTGTACCTCTGCTTTGCTCATTGCGATTGCGCATCGCCGTAGTGTGGTTGGTCGGTTTCTCTGGGAAAGAGACGCATCTACTTGCTGACCAGTGCTGGCAACAGCGCGGTGCCGGCTTCTCCCTGCAACCCTGCTAAGCGGTTCGCAATCTGCATCAGGTCCAAGGTCGGGTCGTTGAACAGGGCGAGGCCGATCTGGGCCGTCAGCCGTTGGCTTGCAGTCGCTGCCACCGGCGCCGGCGTGTCGATGGTGGCGAGGGCGTATGCGCGCCAGGCGTCGCACGCGGCCTGCAGCTGCGGCTCACCGGCAAAGGTGAAGGTCAATGCGCGGTCGCCGCCGCTGGCGGGGCGCGTGCTGGTCAGGGCGGTTTCGAGCGCTGCTGCAACCGCTATGGCCGCGCGCTGCTGGTGGATCAGTGGTGACCGCTCGCCCGCCGCGGCCTTGATGTGCTCAACGGTCAATGTGATTTCTCCTTCGTATGCTCTTCGATTGACTTACGCATCTGCGCAATTCGGAAACCCCACTCGTCCCTTTCCCGCTTGCCTTCACGCTTCAACGCTCGCTCCAGTCGGTCGAGCAGCGGGAGAACCCAAGACGGATTGAACGGCTGGGGTTTCAGCGCGATTGGCGCCGGCGGCTTGGGTGGGTTGCAGTACGGATCGGCCCAATCGAAGGGGTCGTTACAGACGGTGCAGTGCGTTCGATCCGCCGACCAGATGTGATCTCGATCTTTGCCGGCCCTGCGGACCTCGTGGAGCAGCGGCTGGGTGTAAAGAGCCCGGACCTGTTCGCCAGCTGCAAGGGCTCGGTACCACTGCCTTTCATCGATCTGATACCAGAACGATCCGCCCCATTGCTCGAGCCTGACGGCCCGCTGCTGACCGAACAGACGCATCAGCGTGGTGGCCCATCGATTCACCTGATCGGCCGGCACAGCATGACCAGCGCGGCCTGCGGCTCGCATCTCGCGCACGGCGTCACTCGGAGTCGGCGGCGGTGTTGTGCTGATGGTCGAGGCATCGCCGCTCATGCTCCGCCCTCGAGCAGCATCTTGGGATCGATGTGCCACCCTGCTTCGCGAGCAGCACGCAGCCGTAGCTCGTTCGCATCGAACTCGTCCAGCTGCAGCGTTGTGATCGCGCCCTCAACCTGATGCGGCTGCAGGGGACGGGACGTTCGGCCAAATGCGCGCCAAACGCTGAATACCTGGCAGCCCCAGGCAGGCGCAAGGCATGCCAGCTGCTTGCCGTGCTCCCGGCAGTGACGGCGGATCATGTCCCGCGCGGTGACGTGGGCGGGAACGGCGCCGCGCAGAGCAGCGCGGATAGATGCAGCATTGCGACCGGGGCTCATGCGAAGAGCTCCAGTTGGGCCGGAAGTGCCGGTGCGCGCGGCGATGCCGGTAGTGGTGCGGGAGCGGTCGCGCGCATGCGCGCGTGCTGTGCAGCGTTGAAGGCGAACCAGAAGCCGTGGCCATTCCGGCGTGCCCGGCATTCGCTCAGCAACACGCGCGCTGTGTGCTTGGCTTGTACGGAGCCGTCAGCCATTGGAATCTTCCTCGTCGTCGTCCTGGTCGCCTTCATCGGCGTCCATGCAGGTGGAGCAGGTGTGTTCGCCGCGGTGCCATTGGCCGCATTCGTTCCAGCAGAAGCCGTTGCCGCAGGTCTTGCAGACACCGGCATCGCTGAGGTCGAGCGGGTCATCGCAGACGCAGCACAGGCCAATCGGCATGCTCTTACCCATGGTTCGGCTCCCGCCAAGGCGCCAGCGGCTGATCGGCGCGCACATAGAGGGGATGCCTGGGAGCGCCATGCTTGGTGATGCCGAGGCACCACAACCGCGCACCTGCGGCAGTCATGAGCTGCGCGACCGTGGTGGCGCGGCTTGCCGCCATTGAATGAGCGCCCCAGGCGCAGACCACGTCGCCGTACTCGCGGGCGAGGCGCCGCAGCCAGTCGTCGTTGAGCGGGCCGATGGGGTCTGCATGCGACAGCAGCAGGGCCGGATCGGTAGAGCGCAGGGCGAACAGGTTTGCGACCGTCAGGCCGTTGCAGCCCCATGCCTTGGCGAAGCCCCGGCATCTGCGAATGGTCGGGTCGTCCACAGCGGCATCGGCCGTGCTGGGATTCAACATCAGGAATAGAGCGGTGCCGCGCTCCGGGCGGGCGACCTCGCTGGGGCGGGTGAGCAGGTAGCGGTAGTTGCCACAGTCGCTGATGACGGCGGTTTGCATTTCGATTGCCTCATGTTTGGGATCACTAGAATTGGCAACCGACAACGAAATGGACCTGTTTCGGTGGCAAAGTCCTGGTGCAGAGGCGAGCAGCTGGTTAGCCATGACGACGGTCCATGTCACGCCTATCGGCCCTGAACGTCCAGCCATGACTGGACCTCTGCTTGCCCCTGACGCACAGGCTGATCGAGCTGATCTGGATGCCAAGGCGACGGCATGCCTCCTTCATCGAGTAGAAGCGCACCGATGCCCCGCTAGCTAGGGATGTGGCAATCACAGGAGTGCAGTTCTTCTCCAGCGCTGTCTTCGCATGCCGTAGGTTGTCTGCGGTCGAAATCCATTCCAGGTTATCGACACGGTTGTCTGTCTTTACGCCGTTCTTGTGGTTTACCTCAGCGGCCGTCTGGGGGATGAAGGCCAGTGCCACCATCCTGTGCACATACAGATTCTTCTCCACTCCACGGTGATATGCGGTAATGCTCAGGTAGCCGCGTCGCGGTCGGAGCGACTTGATCTGGCCGGTCTCTTTCATGCGGATCTGTCCGCAATCGGATGCCTCGTAACGGCCATTGAACAGGGGGACCTCCTTCCAGATCACGGCTGGCCTCCTGCCGAATGGCTGTCGATCAGGGCCAGCAGTTCCTCTAGGCTGAACTTCGTAAGGGTTCCGCTGTCAGCGTTTTCGTATGCTTCCTGTACGGCCTCACGGAACGGCCCCAGGTCCACGGCCTGCGCGGGTACGGGTGCGGTGGCATTGCCCGGCAGCGGCGTGTCGAAGTGCAGAGCGTTCTTTGCCTCCTGCTTGGCCCGGATCTTCGCCATCACTTCGGGCTGGTTGATGCGAGCCAGCTCGGCGTCGCCGGCAGCGTGCATGTCCAGGCCCGCCACCCAGCAGTAGCCGGCCAGGGTGACCATGACGCCGCCGACTTCCTGCGCTGGCTCGCCGACCGGGCGACCGAACACGTAGTCGACCAGCGTGGCCACGCGCGTCTTGTCGTAGTTGTGGGCCTGCAGCAGCTCCAGCACCTCTTCCAGCAGGCGGTCGCCGCGCTCGGTCATGTTGCTGTAGAGCGACGGCAGGAAGCACTGGCCCATCCATGCGGCTACGCCGGCCTGGAAGGTCTGCCCGGCAGGCTGGCGGGCGGCGAGGGCGGCGCGGATTGCTGCCACGTACTGCCGGTCACCAGCATCCCCGGCACGCTCGAAGTACTCCAGTGCTTCCTGCACCAGCCCGTCCTGACCACCCGGGGAGGGCCGGGCGGGGAGGGCGGCTTGCCATGCTGCCCATGCGATTTCGTAGGGAAAGGCGGAGCCTTCAAGCGGGCGAGCGGCATCCCACCACGCTTTGAACCTACCGCGTTCTTGCAAGCTGTATTTGTCTTGGGCGCTCACTTGGAAATCTCCTTGGCAGAGTCGATGATTCGGATCAGCTCGTTGCTCTGCCGGATGAAATCTCGGCGTGGATCAGTCTCGGGCAGCTGAATCGCCTGCCATGCAGCGAAACCAATCAGGTCCTTGAACCTGGACAGGTCCTCAATCGGGAATGGCTTCTCGTAATAGGCAGTGAGCGGCCTCGCATAGCAGAAGGATTCCTCTACTGCACGATCAGGGTCTCGCGTGAAGAACTGCATGTTGCCGTTCTCGGCGAACTGAACCCACAGTGCTGCGCGTTGCTCCCCCACCGGCTGGCGGGCGGCGACTGATTCTCGAAGCTCTGCGATGGCCGCAAGGATCGGCTCAGCGCCACCCTGCTCCGGATCGCAGCCCAGCTCCCGCGAAACCTCGGCCAGCGCGGCGCAGGCGTCAACGAACATGCGCTCGTAGTTCAATCCCCCTTGACCACCCGGGGAGGGCTGGGCGGAGAGGGCGCGCGTATTCCAGTGTTCTGCCATCGAGGTCCGCAGCCAATCGATTCCGTAGCGGAGGGTGCGCTGGTTCCGCTGGATGCATCCCATGCTCTTGCACTTCAGGGTCAGCCCGTTGTCCTTGTACGGCACGAACTCGGCACTGTTTCCGCAGAACGGACAGGGGAGCAGCTCGCGTGCCCACGCCTGAAATTCAAGTCGATCCAGCTCGGCCTGATCCCCCAGCCTCACCCTCCCACCGGGCTGCACGTCTGCCAGAGAGGCGCGTACCATGGCTCCATTCATCAGAATCGGACGCTTAGCCATGCCTTTCACCCGATTGGTTTCCGGATGGCATCTGGACATCGACTCTCAGTACATCGCGGATGGGCGACCGCTGCCGTTCTGGCGCGCGGAAGTTGAGGTCTGGCGCGAGGGTGATGACGCGCCTGCGTTCCGTGATCACACGATGGCGCACCACGCAAGCCAGGATGAGGCCGAGAGAATCGCCGAAGGCTTGGGGGCTGACTACGCGCGTGCTCATCCGTTGGACCTGGACTGAGTGATCAGCCACAGCGCACCTCCGTAGTACCCATCAGCACGACTTCACGCACGGCGGCGTCGGTCAGTAGGCGCGCGCGATCGGCCATATCGCTGAATACCTGCCGTAGGTGGTGCTGCACGCCGATCGGAAGCGTGGTCAGAACTGGGCCGCTGCGGCGGCGAACCTCCTGCTGACACTGGCTCAGAAGATCAGCCAGCACCGGCTCGCGCGCTGCGGCGGCATCACCATTCAGGGCAATGTCCAGCTGGCGCACCAGGTAGGCCTGCGCATCCTGCTCGAGCGAGAGCATGGCGTCATGGCTGATCAGTGGCGCCGCGGCGGCAAGGCCGGCACGGATTGCTTCCGCGTAGCCCTTCTGGGTGCCATGGGTGGCGTAGGCAGCGCGGAACGCTTCAATCGCGCTATCGGGGATCGGTGTTGAGGGTTGGGCGTCGCTGGGCTGAGGCTGTTTCATTCGGGAGATCTCAGGCTGCGGTGGTGGCCGGCTTCTCGGCCATGGCTGCCAAGCGCTCAAGGCGTTCGGCTTCGGCGATGTAGTAGCCGTGACGGTCCTGTCGGACCTTCGCGGAGAAGAACGGATCGGTCAGCGCGTTCTCGGCCGCAACGCGGTTGGCCTTGGCCAGGCGGGCTGGGTCGTGGTCGAAGATGTCGAGCTGGTTGCGGAGGTCCATCTCTGGCGGTCCTTCGACGTCATGCGATTGCGCGGCCATGGACGACCCAGAACAGGTCTTTCAGCTCCTTCGGAAGATAGGTCATGGCGCGAGCCGCGAGATAGGCGCGCTCTACAACCAGCTCCGCAACAGGCACATCGGCAGGAGCCGTGGGCAGAACATTGAGACCGCGAACCCTGCATTCCTCCAAGAGGTCCTGGTCATCGAAATCGTCAAGGTCGACGTCGACAGTGATGGTTGCCATACCAATCTTCTCCAGTCAGTGGATGTGTACACGGGGCCAGAGCGCCGGCATCTGCCGTTGCCACGCGGCGTAGCCAACCCGGATGCCTTTCTTCAGCGAGCGCTGCAGGGTCTGGCCGAACTGCACGCGGAGCGAGAACCAGCGGCACGGGTGGGCAGCAACTGCCGCTGCGTACCGCTGCAGCCTCTCTTCGGGTGTCGGTGTGGCCGTGCTGACGATCACTGCATCCAGGCCGCCGCCGATTGGGTGCAGGCCGTCCATCAGCGCACCAACCTGTGCAGGTTCGGCGCGACGCGCTGGCGCTGCTCTTCCGCTTCGCGCTGACGCTGTGAGCTGGCCTGGTGCGTGCAGTACACGCGATAGGGATGGCGACGGGGGCGCTTCGCTCGCTCCAAGGCTGCGCGCTGGTCCGGCGTCAGGTCAGGTGCTGGGAGCTTGATTGCTGGCGCCCTCATGCGGCGCCGCCTTGTGCCCGCAGCATGCGGCGGAGGTTCTTGCGCACATCGGCGATGGCGCGGCCGGCACTTGCGCGGCGCTCCAGCACCGCGTGCGCGGCAACGTCAGCGGCTGCGGCGACCAGGTTCGGGGCGAAGCCCATACCAGTGGCGGCCGTAGCGGCCGCTTTTGCGGCGACGGCCGCGCGCTGGGCGAGCGGGTAGGTGATTGCGGCGATCATGCTGCACCGCCCTGACTGATGGTGTAACCACGGCTGCGCGTGGCATTGATGCGGTAGCCGTGCTGGATCAGCTTCTGACGGAGGCGACAGATGGTCACTTCCACCGTGTTCGACTTTCGCTCGGAACCGCCGTACAGGTGTTCCTCCAACCTTGCGCGACTGATTGGGATATCGCCGGCATCGATGATCAGCTGCAGCACCTTTGATTCTGTGGGGCTGAGGGGCACGCGGAGGCCACAGACCATCGCAGCGCGCGGTTCAGTACGGAGGCCGGCGATCACGGCGCCACCTCCACGAAAGCCAGTTCGTGCATGACGCACTGCGCCCGGGCCAGCACCGGGGAAGTGCTCGACTCTTTGCCGTCTGCGGTCGACAGGGGGACAACCGCATTGGCCCGGACGCATGCCGCCGGGGAAATCTCATAGGAGCCGCTCAGTACGGCATCGGCCGCATCGAGGGAAAGCTGCCAGCGCGCCGGCTCGAAGTTCTGCGTCAGCGCCGCAGTGACACCTGCCGCACAGTCGGGCACCCGGTCTGCATCGCGGAAGGCGTTGAGGGTCGTGTTGGCGACGGTGGCGCGCAGTGCCCAATCGTCCCGGTCGGCCAGCTCATAGACAGCCAGGGCAGCGCAGATGCGGGGGCTCGTGATCACGAGGCCGTCAGGCGCGTCGTCGGTAGCCGCGGCAGGTGCATCGGTCGGGGTGGCCCAGGCAACCACGCCCAGGGCGGTGAAGCACGCCAGGGCGGCGAGGCCGACGCGGGCGGTGCGCTTGGTGCTGAGGGTCAGGGGCATGAACTCTCTCCGGTTCGGGAAAGGCACAGGGCGCTATGCTCTGAGCCAAGGACTCTTAGGGGGCAGAGGGATGGGATCTGTTGGTTGGATGGGCTACGTGACGTTCGCCATCGCGCTGCTCGGCGCGGTCCTTGGTGTGATCAACACCGTGATCGCCTACCGCCGTGGAGCCGTCCGTTGGAAGGTCATTCCGCGCTTGCAGATGGGTAAGAACGGATCGCTCGAGCTCTTTGTCGATCTCGTAAACACCGGGCGCATACCCGTGTCGATCGAAAAGGTGAGCTTGGCCGGGGGTGTGAAACTTCAGACGCGGTCGGAAGGGCTCACGGACAAGAACGGACACCCAGGTTTTCCGCTCCTGCTCAATCCTGGCAAGAAGCGGACAATCGGCCCGGTGCACGGTGCCACACTCAATGAAGTAGTTGTGCTCAAGCCGATCACGATCGTGGCCGAGACCGAGGATGGCCGCTGCATCAAGGCTCGCTGCACCGGCCTGCGTGAGCTCTACATGCAGCTCGAGGCTGCAAAGACCGAGCCAGCGGCGTAGTTGCGGGGGGAGGATCAACCACCAAGGCCCCATGGCTGCCAGGCCGACGCGGGCGGTGCGCTTGGTGCTGAGGGTCAGGGGCATTGCTAGGTCTCCGTGCCGGCGACTGCCGTTGACGGAACAATAGCTCTGCTATCTAACCTTTACAATAGCGATGCTGTTTACAGATGCCAAATTGTGGAATGAATTTCTGAATCCATTAAGAAATCAGAATTTCCAACGTTCGAGACAATCGCCGTATGCGGTGTCGCGGAACTCTCCCGTTACAACATCTTTTGCGGCATCGCTGGTGAGGCGGGGTTGTCCGTATGCTTTGTGGACGAAGCCCACGTAAGGCTCGCCGTACTTGATCGCGGTGGTCATGACTGTAGCCATGGGTGTTCCCATCTGCCTCGCCCGCATGATGCGCTCGGCGGCAGTCGACTCCCCTTGGCACAGTTCTGCCGTCGACTCCTTGAGCGTGTCGATAGCCTTCTGTGCCTCGGCCGCCGCCTCGTTCGCCGAAACGGTGGCACGGGCCGCAGCAGCGCGTGCCTGTTCGTTGTCAGCATTGCCAGCGTTGGCGCAAGCGCACAAGGCCAGAGCCACGATTCCGATGGCAATTACAAGCTTCGACATTGGTCGTCTCCTTTCATCCATAGCGGCTACGAAGCAAGCCAGCATCTTCAAAGCTGACGCCATCGCGCATGCAATCCTCGGCCCGCTCCAGGTCCTTGTGGAGCTGGATGAGGTCGTCGTCAGGAAGCTGTTCGATTCCCATGTAACCGAAACACGCCTGGTCAATCAAAAGCTGCATGGATGCGCCCCATCGCCTTTGGAAGTGGCGAATCATCCTGTAATGGGATTCCCGCAGCACAACGTCCATGCGCATTGCTGGACGAGTGAGGACGGCATCACTGGCGGCAGGCGATGCTACTGGAGCCTCAGCCGGCTCTACGCTTCCGACCAGCGTGAGCTTGGGCTTCTCTCCCATCTTCCGCTGCGCGCGAAGCGCGATCAGCTGTGCCAGCTTGTCCATCTCCTGATCGAGATCCATCTGTACGCTTCCCCTGTTTCCTCAAATCGGCGGCGAGTGCAACGCGCAGCGCTTGGGCAAACAGATCGGGCGATTGCTCGACATCGAATGTCTCGCCCGTGGCCAGATCTAGAGCCTTGCGCACCACAGCGATGGCGGAGATGACGATATCGGCGTTAAGTCTCGCAACCTGAGACGTGCCAAAACTGTCCATCAATCGCGCGTACTCGGCGCTAACTTCCTGAGGCTGTAATCCCAGAACATCGGCCAACGCTTCGGCCTTGTCCCAGGGGACCGGCCTCAAGCCAGTCGAGAACTGAGAGATGAAGCTGGGGGTAACCTCCAGCCGCTCGGCAACCACGGCCTGCGTAAGGCCGGCGCGGTTGATGGCTTCCGCAATGGCGCGACCTTCGGCGGTCTTGGGGTTGGCAGGCCTAGGCATATAGCGATGCTATTTGAAGGTGTTCAGGAAGACGAACAGCTATGCTATTTACATGGGTAAATAGCACTGCTATGTTTGGCGCATGAACGCACTGACACAGCCCGTGGTACCGATCCAGAAGGCCATCAATGCGGTAGGTGGGCAGGGCGCACTCGCGCGCCTGCTCAAAGTTCACCCCGCGTTGGTATCGCAGTGGCGCACTGGCCGCCGGCCAGTCGCTGCACGCCACATCCTGTCGATTGAAGCAATGACCCAGGTGTCGAGGCATGAATTGCGACCTGACATTTTTGGCGATCTGCCTTGTTCGGAGGCTGACCCGGACGCTGACCGGATCGTGCCAGTGGAGGGCGCCTGAGATGAGCGCGCGGATCCGTCCTGGAAGCTTGGTAGAACTGCGCAGCAGGTTGGAGTTGCTGCGCAGCCAGAAACTCGCGATGGAAGCTGAAACAGCTACTTGCCCTATTGACCGCCAGCGTCTTTGGGCAGCTTCCAACCATGCATTTCTTCGCTCAAAGCAAATCGCAGGTCTTCCAGAGACATTGCCCGCACGACGGAGGGAAGCCAGTTGTGCTTCTGCACCAGGAAATAGTGCACAGCGTCCAGCCCGGAAAGATCGTTCTTCCAGCCCTGGCTTGCCTTCAGCGAATCCCCGAAAACTTCTAGAACGTAGTCCGCCTGAGCTCTCCAGTAGTGGCTCTGATACCGATTTTCGTTCTTCTCGTTCCGAGAAGGTGTAGCCGTCTTCTTTGCCATGTCGCCCTCCTTGCGGGCTGTGTTGTTCGCACATCCAGCGTAGCGCAAGGAGGGCGGCTCCAAGCCTTTGAATTCCGGTCGTCCTGTCCATGGCGACCACTTTGCATCGCCTCCCGAGGTGCGTAAATGAAGCCTGATCCTCAGTACCACGAGCCGCGCTCTGCGGTGGTATTCCGGCACACGACGGACGCCATCCGAAACAGCGGCCACACCGACAGCAGCCTGGCCCAGGCGATCGCCGAGCAGTACATGGCGGACGTTGCACCTGGTGAGCGCATCCTGCAGTTTCACATCGGCGACGATGCCGACAGCACCGAGCGCGCGCTGAAGGCAAACGCCCAGATCGTTGGCCGGATCCGCAATGGCACGGTCAAGATGCCGGTGGACCTCGAAGAATCGTGGGTCCGTGCGCTGCCGCCGCACTGGCGCGACGCCTGCTCGCGCGAACTGGCCCAGCGCTATGGCTTTCTCGGTGCCCGTATCCCGATGATGGAGCCGCATGCCGGAGTGCTGGCTGTGGCCCGCCTGTCGGTGGAGTTCGGTCATACGCTCGAAGCGATCACCAACGTCCTGGCCGACGGCCGCATCTGCCCGAAGGACATACCTGAGCTGCGCCGCGCGTTGGACGAGATCGGTCAGCTCGAGGCCGAACTGGTGACGGCCAAACGCTACGTGTCGGGCCACCTGCAGGATCTGGCGCCGCGAGCGGTGCAGGGTGCGCAGCGATGAGTGGCGGTGCAATGGTGAGCTGGGCAATCGCCGTGGTCAGCGAATTCGACAGGGCCGGCCGTCGCATCCCCGAGAGTGTGGTGCCGCTTCTGCCCATGGTGGATGTAGTCCTCTGGGCCAAAGAGCAGCCGCAGCCGGTGCGGGTTGATGCGCTCCAGAAGCGATTCAGCCTTTCGCGCGCGACGGCATACCGCTGGCAGCTCGCGCTGCAGGACCTCAACGACCCGGCGGCCGCGAGGCGGCGGCTTCCCAGCCTGCGGCAGCTGAGCACCGCGATGGGGCGTGAGGTTCCCGTATCGGGCCATGCGGGGGCGACAGGATGAACATCAGTCCGACCCTCGGTCTGCGCTGTGGCCCTGCGCTCTGCGCCGCTCCGGCCGAGCGAGAGCCAGCCGTGGCGCCCGTAGCCTCGGCGTTGTCTGTACAGAAGCCGCGGCGCAGCGCGCCGCAGCACGCCCTTGCCGGCTACAACACCACCAGGATCGTCATGGAGTTCATGCGCTGGGCAATCGAGCTCAGCGATTTCCCAACCGTTGAGGCCATTGTCCGGCACTTCGGCGTGAGCCGCGCCACGGCGTACCGCTGGCGCAACAGCCTGGGTGAGACATACCGGCTGGAGACGCTGCCGCCGAACGAGCATGAGCTGACCAGGGTTGGCAGTCCCGGTGCCGCGGCACGTGGCAAGCACGGTGCTGGGGAACCCTGATGATCTACTTCGAGATGTTCCCGGGCGACTACCTCAAGGACACGACCCGACTGTCCCTGACCGACCACGGCGTCTATTTCAAGCTGATGCTGGCGTACTACTCGGAAGAGCAGGCGCTGCCAGAGAGCCTGGCCGAGCTGTACATCATCGCCGGCGCAATCACAGCGGCGGACAAGGCTGCGGTCAAGAAGGTCGCCGAACGCTACTTCCCAGTAGCAGAAGACGGACTGCGGCACAGCAAGCGCTGCGACGAGCAAATCGCCAAGGCGCAAGGCCGTATTGCCGAGGGCCAAGGCCGCCGCGATGCCCGAAAGAGCAATGAAACCGAGCGCCAGGCACGCACCCGAGCACGCAGAACCATGCTGTTCGAAGACCTGCGCGCTGTCGGCGTCGTGCCGGACGGCATGGTCACGATGGCACAGCTGAAGGCGCTCCATGTCACACATGTCACGGGCGACGAGCGCGTGACGCTAGACCAGTTGTCACGCGTGACATGTCACGCAGAGTCACGTGTGACAGGTGGTGTGAACACAGGTGTGAACACGGGTACCCAGACCCCAGACCCCATTACTACTCCAGATACATCACATCTCACTCAAGGATCTCTGGGAGGCGTGACCGACGCGGGGCGTGCGTGCTTGCTGATGCGCAAGGCCGGTTGCCATTCCACCAACCCGAGCCACCCCGACCTGCTGGCCGCCCTGAAGGAGGGCGTGACGCCGGAGACGCTGGGGCACACGGTCGCTGAAGGGCTGGCGCGATCGCCACCGGTCACGAACCCGTTCCCTTGGGCAATCAAGACCGCCCGCAACCGCCATGCGGCAGGCGCAATGCCCGCAATCCCCAATACCACCGGAGGCACCAATGCAAGCCATCAGCCAGGTTCTGCCGATCAGGTCACAGAGCAGCGGCGACAATTCGAGCAGCGCGCGGGAGTTGGCGGCTTTGGCGGAACGGGCGGCGATGTCATCGACGTCGAGTTCGAACCCGTCCACCACTGAGCCCGACCAGCGCGCGGTGAGCATGCTGTGGACGGTGTGGGAACGGATGGCCGGCATGTTTCCCGGAAAGTGGGTGCGCGAGAACGGCTCAGCCCCGGTGAACAACGCGGGCAGCCTGACCACGGCCGGGGAACTGTGGTTCCAGGTGCTGGTCGGCATCACCCCGCGACAGGTCGCCGACGGTATGGGTAACTGCCTACGCAGCGCGCTGCAGTGGCCTCCGAACCCTGGGCAGTTCCGCGCCATGTGCCTGGGCGTTCCGGCGCTTGCCGAAGTCGACGGCCAGATGCGGCCCGGCCAGGCCCATAGCGGGTTCACCGTGTTGGTGCGGTCGAAGCTGGACCTGCACGCCTATGCCACGGCCGAGAGCGGCGCGTTGCAGCAGCGCATGTTGGCCAACGCCTACGAGAGGGCGGTGAAGCACGTCATGGACGGCGGCGCCGTTCCCGACCCAATGGCCGCGCTACCGGCGCCCAGGCCCGAGCCGCAGGTGGTGCGTAACCGCGACGCCGCACGCAGCGCCATGGCGCAGGCCGCGGCTGAGCTTGGCTTCGGAGGCATTCATGGAGCCGGCTGAGATTCGCGCCTACCAGCGGCAGCTACTGCTGTTCTGCCTGGGCATCCACGGCGAGAGCACCGCTGCCGAGGCGCTGGAGCTGATGGGCAACGCCGCACTCGAGTCAGGCGCACCGCGCGAGGTGATGTTGCTGAGCACAGCCGCCGCGGCTGGCCTGCTGCGGGAGCTCGACGGAGATGGCCTGGTGCGCAGGTGTGAGAACCGCGACAGCGGCCGCGATGGGCGGCCGGTGGCGACGTGGGCTGCGACTGAGGCCGGCCGCGTAGAGTGCGCGCCGTCGCCGCCTTCGGGTCAGCAGCAGCTGGCCATGCCGATGCTTGCGCCAGCCTCGGGCCAGCGCACGCGCGGCGGGTTGTCCATGGAGCAGCTTATGGGCCTGCTGAACGTCGAGTTCGACTGCATGCTCGAGCAGATGGATCGTGAGCACCAGGCGGCGCAGCAGCGCGCCCGGCAGGAGTTCGACGCATTCCGGCAGCGCGCGATGCGCGTGTGGGGCGCTATGGAGGCATCCACCTGATGCCGCCGAAGAAGACGCCCAGCCGCTCGCTGCGCTACGCCACCGTGCAGGACATGCCGGAGGGCATGCGCCGCTTGGTGCAGGCCAGCACGCCGGTAGCCGCTCCGGCACCGGCCGCGCCGCGCGCCTACCGCCCGCCGGCTGCTGTTCAACCCTCCGGCAGCGGAAACGCCGCCGGCAAGGTCGCGCGGGGTAGGCCCAGGCACGTGCCTGGGGAGATGAACAAGACGGAAGAAGCCTATGCCGCACATCTGGCGCTGCAGCTGGCCGCCGGCGAGATCGCGTGGTTCCGATTCGAGTCCGTGAAGCTGAAGTTGGCCGAAAAGACCCACCTCACCATCGACTTCTTCGTGATGACGGCCGCTGGCGACCTGGAGGCCCATGAGGTGAAGGGCTTCTGGGAGGAAGACGCCCGCGTGAAGGTGAAGGTGGCCGCCGCGATGTACCCGTTTCGATTCCTGGCAGTCCAGCGCGCCTCTGGCGGCGGCTGGAAAACGGAGGTGTTCTCTTGAACCCAATGATGATTGGCGGGGTCACTGTGCGCCGCGACGACGTGGGCAGGTTCTGCCTGAACGACCTGCACCAGGCATCCGGTGGTGCGAAGCGCCACCAGCCCAGCGACTGGCAGCGCCTGAAGCAGACCGAGGAACTGGTGGCCGAGCTGGTCAACTCCGGTGATTCCCGGATTTACCCGGTGCACTCGGTGGCCGGCCGCTACGGCGGCAGCTACGTGGTGCGCGAGCTGGTCTATGCCTACGCCATGTGGATCAGCCCCAGCTTCAGCCTGCAGGTGATCCGCGCCTATGACGCGATCACGGCCGGGGCGGCGGCTCCTGACCCGATGCAGGCGCTGACCGATCCGGCGACGCTGCGCGCGCTGTTGCTGTCCTACAGCGAGAAGGCCGAGATCCTCGAGGCGCGCGTGCAGTACCAGGAGCCGCAGGTCCGCGCGCTGCTGCGGCTGAGCCAGGCTGACGGTGCCTTCAACATCAGCACCGCCGCCAAGATGCTGCAGGTCCAGCCGCGCCAGCTGTTCGCGTGGCTGTCCGAGCACGGCTGGATCTACCGCCGCGCGGGCAGCAAGAACTGGCTGGCGTACCAGAACCGACTGCAGCAGGGCGTGCTGACGCACAAGGCCAGTGTCCAGCGGCGGGAAGGTGAGCCGGACCGCGTGCACGAGCAGGTGCTGGTGACAGCGAAGGGTCTATCGCGGCTGGCCGAGAGCATCGACCGGGACCAGATGACCTGGGCGCAGGCAGATGCGGCAACCGCACTACAGCTGGCTCCGGAGGTGGTGTGATGGGAAATGCACTGGTAAATGAGGCGCGCTGGCTGGCAGAAGAGGCGCATGCCACCCAAACCGATAAGGCTGGTCGGCCATACATCGAGCACGTGGCTCGGGTGGCAGCAGCGGTTGCCGGCGATGACGCCGCCGAAATGGTGGCATGGCTCCATGACGTACTGGAGGATCAGCCGGCCTTCGCTTCCAACGTCATGCTGTTCCCGCAGGACGTGGTGGAGGCTGTGTTCGATCTGACACGCGGCGTGAACAAGAGCGAGGCGTTCTACTACTGGAACATTCGGCAGAACCCCCTGTCGCTCAAGGTGAAGCTGGCGGATATCGCCGACAACAGCGACGAGTCGCGATTGGCTCTGCTGGACCCCGAAACGGCGGCTCGCCTACGGGTGAAGTACGCCAAGGCGCGCGCTGCGCTGGGGGTGAAGTGATGGACGCCATCGAGAAGCGGGCGCGGGCGCTGCTGGACGCCGAGCTGCGAAAGCTCGGGCTGCATGAGGACGCCCATCACGTTGGTTGCGGTGCTGACCTCGACAGGAACGATCAGGCCTCGATCAACGCCATCGCCGCCGCCCTCACGCCGCCCGAGGGCTACGTGCTGGTGCCGGTGGGTCTGTCGAGTTCGATGGCGAAGGCCGCCTGGGCGACTTTGGCCGCCGACGGATCCTTTGATGAAATATGGACGGCCATGCTCGCCGCTCGGCCGGAGGTGCCGTGATGGGCGGTCCGATCATCATGCAGCGGGAGGTGGCACCGGAGAAGCCGGGTACCGCCATGGAAGAGCAGCTGCAGCTGAAGGGTATTGGTCGGCTGCTGGCCGGCTTCGGGTATCGCTACGGCTCCGAGGTGCAGCTGCACCAGGCTCTGTCGACCGTCCTTGACCATGCCGGCCATGCCCACGTGCGCGAGTACCGGCTCGATGCCAGCAACCGCGCGGACTTCTGGCTCGACGGTCTGGTGATCGAGGTGAAGGTGGCCGGCTCACTCGCCGACGCCCTGCGGCAGGTTGGGCGCTACATCAGCCTGCCGCAGGTGCGCGGCGTGCTGCTCGCTACTACCGAGCGCTGGGGTGAACGCCCGCTTGTGGCCCGGCCGGCTTGGCAGGGGAAACCCTTCAACATCATTCGCCTGAAGAGGCAGGCACTGTAATGCAGACGACCTACGGAACCCTTCTGTACAGCGCCGCCGGCAGTACCTGGCGGGTGATCTGCGAGCCGCAGGTACGCGCGCGCATGAAGCGCGTATTTCCCCGGGTGCGCCAGCACGCCGCAGAGCACATCGACCTGTCGGCCACGCCGGAGAACAGCCGGGAGCTGCAATGGTTCACCCAGCGATACCCGCTGTCGATGGATGCCGACACGCAGCGCGCGCTGCAGCAGCTGGCCGATGAGCATGTGGACATGGAGCGCAGCCTGGGCGAACTGCTGGCCGGCCGTGTTCAGATTCCAGAGTTCACCTTGGCCAAGCCGCCGCGGGAGTACCAGCGGGTGGCGGGGGCGCAGCTGTCCATCCGCGGCGGGCTGCTGCTGGCTGATGATCTTGGCCTCGGCAAGACGGTCACCGGCATCTGCCCGATGGCCGCGCCGGGCAACCTGCCGGCCGTGGTGGTGTACCCGGCGGCGCTGCCAAACCACTGGCCGGAGAAGCTGGCCGAATTTGCACCGCAGCTGCGGGTGCACCACATCAGGAAGAGCGCGCCGTACCCCCTCGTGCGCCAGCCGAAGCAGAGGATCAAGGATCTGTGGGACACGCTGCCGGACGTGATCCTGGTCAGCTACCACAAGCTTCGGGGCTGGGCCGAGACGTTGGCGGAGATCGCGCAGTACGTGGTGTTCGAGGAATGCCAGCAGCTGCGTAGCCCGGACAGCAGCATCCATAGCGCTTGCCGCCACCTGGCCAGCCGTGCGCGGCTCCGCATGGGCCTGACCGCCACCCCGATCTACAACTACGGCTGCGAGTTCTTCCATGTGGTTGACCCGCTGCTGCCGGGCTGCCTGGGCACCTATGACGAGTTCCTGCGGGAATGGTGCATCTCCGCGCCCGGGGAGAAGGCCAAGCTGCAGGACGCAGAGCAGTTCGGCCAGTACCTGCGGCGGCAGGGGATCATGCTGCGCCGCACCCGCAAGGAAGTAGGGCGTGAGCTGCCGGCGCTGTCGAAGATCCCGCACGAGGTGGAATCCGACGCCAAAGCACTGGACGCCATCACCGGCGACGCTGCGGCGTTGGCGCGGATCATCCTGCGGGCCAACGAGCAGTACCGCGGCGAGAAGATGCAGGCCGCCGGCGAATTCGACCGCCTGCTGCGGCAGGCGACCGGCGTGGCCAAGGCGCCCTACGTGGCCGAGTTCGTCAGGTTGCTGCTGGAGAGCGGCCAGAAGGTGCTGCTGTTCGGATGGCACCGCGAGGTCTACAGCATCTGGCAGGAGAAGCTCGCTGCGTACAACCCCGTCATGTACACCGGCAGCGAATCGCCGAGCCAGAAGCAGGCAGCGAAAGACGCATTCATCAGCGGCGCTAGCCAGGTGATGCTGATCAGCCTCCGCTCGGGTGCGGGTATAGACGGGCTGCAGCACTTATGCAGCACCGTGGTGTTCGGCGAACTGGACTGGTCGCCAGGTGTCCACGAGCAGTGCATCGGCCGCGTCCACCGCGACGGGCAGACCGAGCCGGTCATGGCGTACTTCCTGCTCTCTGACAGCGGCAGCGACCCGATCGTGTCGGACGTGCTCGGGGTGAAGCGGGAGCAGATCGAAGGCGTGCGCAGCCCGGGTGAACACCTAGTGGAGCGCCTGGACGTAGGCGAGAACCAGTTGCGCGCGCTGGCCCAGCAGTTCCTTCAACAGCAGGGCGTGGCCCTGGAAACAACGAACGTGACAACCATGGAGACACCCCGATGATCCCGAAATTCCCGAGCCTGGATGAGGCAACCCACCACTTGTACCTGGAGGGGAGGGAAGGCCCTATCAGGTGTCAGGTCGACGGCAGCGTGTGGGACGTCTGGCAGGACGGCCGGTCGCGCTGGGTCAGCAACTGCGAGGTGGTCTGATGTCGGCACTAGCCGCGCCCGCGGCGGCCCTGACGCCGTGCGGCCACTGCGGCAGCGACGAAGTGCGCATGCGAGCGCGGGGCAGCGCCAGCAGCCGGCGCACCGCGCAGGTCGTGTGCGCGCGCTGCAGCGCCCAGAGTGAGCTGTGCGTCGGCGCAGATGCGGAAGCTCAGGCGGTCAAGGCGTGGGGACACAAACCCAACGTGCCTCCGGCGCCGCCGGCGGTGGGTCTGGTGCGCGGCAGAACGCCGATTCCGGAACCCACCCTGCAGCGCGATCCGCTCGAGCTGATCGCCCGCATGCTGGTCGGCGGAAGTTTCCGCGAGCCATCGAACGGCCGGTCGTCCATACAGCCATTGACGTCCGCCGACATTGCAGGTGCCGTCGGGTTAATGAGGGATCCAGTTGCCAAGCAGGCTGCTGTAGCGGTTGCGCTGCGGGGGCAGGGCGTGTCCTTAGCCTCGCTCGGGCGGGCGCTGGCCAGGCGTGTGATGCGACAGATCCAATGGGATCGGCGGCACGGCTCAGGGCCCGTGCTTCGAATGGATGATCCGGCCGACCGGTGGCGCATGAGGCTGGTACTGCAGGACGCGGTGAACGACCTGGTGTGGCCCGAGCGGAAGACTGCTGCGCAGGACGCAGCTAAGGCGGTGAAGATGAGGAAGGGCGACTACCTGCGCGTGTATGGAATCGCGGCAGCGACGCTCCGGCAAGCACTCGAAGATGGCCGGCAAGAGTTCAAGGTCAGGTTGTTTGCAGGACGCCAGGGCGGATCGGTTTAGATCCGCCCTGGAATCAGGCTGCATCAGATAATGCTATGGCCGTCATAGCCGGCATGCCCCATCCCGGCCTTGAGCGAGTTAAACGCATGCTGCGCTTCGGGAAGCGTCTTGTAGGGGAAGGAATATTCCTTACCATTCTTGAGGTACACGTCAACACGAGGAACGTTGGGATTGAGCTCGAAGGACGAAATTTCGTCGGCAACAATTGCAACGTTCGGGAAATTGATGGTAAAGCCCACTTGAAACGCTCCTTGTAGAATCGGACTGCTGTTAAGCAACATTACCGCACTCGCGGCGAAACTTACCGCATTCGCGCGAATGCGGTAAGGAACCTTACCGCAGTTGCAGCGGGAACCGGGATTGTTGTCCAATCGATACCGTGGGCGAGATTCCGATCCGTTCCACTCAACGGCCGCAGGCCTGGACTCGGGAGGTCCAGTGACCTGCGGTTCGTCGTTTCTGGGGCGGGTTGCCAGATGGGCGCTGGGCCGGACTGTAAATCCGGCGTCTGTGACTCGCGTGGTTCGACTCCACGTCGCCCCACCATCAAACAGAGCGACGCCTGGATGCCTGCAAGCACCCAGGCGCCGCCGCAGTACACGCGTTTCGCCCGCGTGCCATTGGCTTAAGCCCTGCCGCTCTCCGGAGAGCGCGCGCAGTTTGCTTAACGAATGTCGCACAGGTTGAGACTTGAAGACAAAGACATTGTTCCCCTGGCCGGGCGGTAAGACACGCCTGGCGAAGCACCTGCTGCCGCTGATCAACGAGCGGCCCCATACCTGCTACGTCGAAGCCTTTGCTGGCAGCGCCGCCATGCTGTTCGAGCGTGCACCGGCCAAGATTGAAGTTCTGAACGACACGCACGGAGAGCTGGTGAGGCTGTACCGAGTGGTTGCCAACCACCTGGACGAGTTCGTTCGGCACTTCCGGTGGTCGCTGACCAGCCGGGAAATGTACCGGTGGGCCCAACTGCAGCACGTCGACTCGCTTACCGACATCCAGCGTGCCGCGCGGTTCTACTACCTGCAGAAGCTGAGCTTCGGCGGAAAGGTACATGGTCAGTCGTTGGGTGTAGGCCCGACGGCAGTGAAGCGCATCAACCTGCTCCGGTTGGAACAGGATCTCAGCGATGCCCACCTGCGGCTGCAAGGTGTAGTGATTGAGCAGTTGCCGTGGCAGCGCTGCATCGAGAAGTACGACCGACCCGAAACCGTGTTCCTTCTCGATCCACCGTATTGGGAGACGACGGGCTATGGAAGCGAGTTCGGTATGGATCAGTACGAGTTGTTAGCAGCAGCCATGGCCCAGCTCAAGGGCAGGGCAATCCTGACCATCAACGATCATCCCGCTATGCGGGCACTTTTCGACCACTTCACTCGCGTCAGTGTCCCAATCCGCTACACCGTTGGCGGCGGCGAGGGGGTTGCGCGGAGCGAGCTCATCTATACAACCTAGCCGGGCATCAGGTCCGGCTGGGTCCCGTGCTCCGCCTGCGTGGCGGGGCTGAACCTCTGCAGGAACCGAAATGACGCAGATCACTCCCCAACAGGCTGGCGGCGTGAACGTCGTGGCCTTTCTCGACATGCTGGCCTGGTCCGAAGGGACGGACAACGGCAGGCAGCCCACGAACGACCGCGGCTACGACGTGCTTGTCGGTGGTGGCTTATTCCGGGGCTACACCGACCATCCTCGCGTGCTGGTGGACCTGCCGAAGCTCAAGATCCAGTCGACCGCAGCCGGCCGGTACCAGCTGCTGCGCCGTTACTACGACGCCTACAAGAAGACGCTCGGCCTGAAGGACTTCTCGCCCTTGAGCCAGGATCTGATTGCGCTGCAGCAGGTCCGTGAGCGCCGCGCGCTGCCGCTGATCCAGGCGGGCAAGATCCGGGAAGCCATCAAGGCGGTCAGCAACATCTGGGCCAGCCTGCCGGGCGCTGGCTACGGCCAGCACGAACACAAGATTGCCGACCTGTTGGCCGTGTACCGCAAGGCCGGCGGGACGGTGGTGCCGTGACTGAGCCCGTGAGCACACTGAAAACCATCGTCGGGACGTTCACCGCGGCTGTTGTGGCGCCGGCGACAGCCGACGCGCTGCGGGAGGCCGAACGGGTGATCCTTGGCGTACCGCAGTCCGTGCTGCTGGTTGCCATGGCGGGAGCGCTGATCGGTGTCCTGCTACTGCCGGAGAAGGACGCGGAGCGGGTAGCCGCTGACGCCAGCCGCCGGCGCGGCCACCGCCTCCTGCAGACCGCTGCGCGCTGGGCCGCCCTGGCTGTGGCGGTCGTGGCCTACGCGATCGTGGCCGCTTGGGTCATCGCCGTTGCCGCGTCCATCTGGCCGGCGCTGGCGGGCGCCCCGCAGCTGCCCCTGGCCGGCCTGTCCGGCGTCCTGATCCGCCGGCTGCTGCCCGGCTACGTGCGCATGGTGGAGCGGGCCACCGGCGCCATCGGAGGCGATAAGTCATGAGCGTACTGATTCGTTTCTTTCGCGCGCTGTGGACGCTGGTCGTAGGCGCCGCTGCCGACGCGCTGCAGTGGCTGAGCAAGCCCGGTAGCAAGATCAAGCTGGTGTGCGCGGTGCTGGCCTTCGGCTGCATGGTCTCCGGACTGACTGCCTGGGAGAAGGAGCAGAAGATCCGCGACCTGAGCGCCCAGGTGATCAAGGTCCGTGCCGACTGGCAGGCCGATGCCGCCCGACTGCAGGCCGACGTGGACAGCCGCGATCAGCGGCTTGCTGAGGTCGCCGCCGCACTGAGGGCGGAAGCCGAGAAGCTGGAAGCGCTCAAGGCAGAGAGCGCGGCAGCACTTCAGGAGCTGGCCGGCAAGATCGAGGCGTCCGAGAAGGAGGCTTCAACCTGGCGCGGCCGCTACGAACAACGGCCTGACACCTGCAAGGCGGCACTGGAGCTGCTCGATTCCGCCTGCCCGGCACTGAAGGGGTACTGACATGCGCGTCATCGTCGTTACAACCGCTGCGCTGCTGGCCGCCTGCCAGGCCGTGCCGGTCCAGCCGAACCCGCCGCCGGCAGCCGTCATCACGGTCCCGGTGGCCACCTACGTGCCGATCGATGGCCAGCTGCGCAAGCGCTGCAAGTGGGTGAAGGAGGCGGAGCCGTCTGCCGTGTTCGAGGTGAGCAACGGCCGGAAGCGTTGCCTGCTGCAGTACGAGGCGCAGCTCGACGCCATCGACCAGGTGCAAGGGAAGCCGGCAGGGGACGGCGCGGGCGGCGGCTGAGGCCGTTTCACGCGTGCGTTTCACGGCGGGCGGGGGCCCCGGGGCTTATCCACACCAACCGGGGGGAATTCGGACCCCGGTCAAAGACAGTTTTTCGGCCTCTATGGTGCTCCACCACAGGGCACGGTTTTGGCGGGTTTTCCCGGGAGAAACCCAATTTTCATAGCTGAATAGGTTGCGCATCGGGTAGCACATGGCCGACATCCACGAATTCACCAAGGGCTGGTCCGTGGCCAGGCTGGCGGATGAGTTCGGAATGGACCGCCGAACGGCCAGCAAGCGGCTGAAGGAGGCCGGCGTCCCGCCGCTGACCAAGCGCGCTGGGCACGACGTCTATCGTCTGGCCGATGCAGCACCGGCGCTGGTGAACCCGGGTGCCGCGGCGTTCGGCGCGGAGGGCGTGGTCGATCCGCGCGACCTGCCGCCGATGGAGCGCCGCGCCTACTACCAGTCGGAGAACGAGCGCCTGAAGGTCGAGTCGACCATCGGGCAGCTGGTGCCGGCCGCAGAGGTCGAGGCCGACTACGCCGAGCTAGTGAAGAAGGTCGTGCAGTTCTTCGACACGCTGCCTGACGTGCTCGAGCGCAAGGCCGGGCTCACGCCGGAGCAGGTGGTCAAGGTGCAGGACGAGTGCGATCGCGTCCGGCAATCCATGTACGAGGGCATCACCGATGACGACGTACGCGACAGCGCGTAGCGTGCGCCAAGGCGTTGCCGAGATGATCCGGCCGCCCCGCCGCATCAGGGTGAGCGAGGGAGCGCGCGTGCTGCAGGTGGCCAATGCCGCCGGCGCCGCCGGATCTTGGGATCCGGACACGACGCCCTATATGGTCGAGCCGCTGGACACGACCGGTAGCCGCCACTACGAGGCGGTGGTGTTCGTAGGGCCGGCGCGGTCTGGCAAGACCATCTCGCTGATCGATGCGCGCTTGGCCTACCTGATCACCTGCAACCCGGCCGACGCTATGGTTGTGCAGATGTCCAAGGATGCGGCCGAGGACTACAGCAAGACCCGTATCGCCCGCAGTATCGCCGCCAGCCCGGAGCTGCGCTCCCGGCTAAGCCCGCGTGCCCACGACGACAACATCCTGCTGAAGTTCTTCCGGTCGGGAATGTCGTTGCGCATGGGCTGGCCGTCGGTGTCGGTGCTGTCGGGCAAGGACATCCACGACGTCCTGATGACGGACGTGGACAACTACACCGGCGACCTGACTATCGACGAGTGCTTCGGCCTTGGCCTGAAGCGCACGCAGACCTACATGTCAGCCGGCATGGTGGTGGCCGAATCGAGCCCGGCAACCGACTACGCCGACGGTGCGTGGAAGCCTCTGCACCCACACCAAGGCCCGCCGGCGGCCGGCATCGCGGCGCTGTACGCGCGCGGCGACCGCCGACGCTGGTACTGGCCATGCCCGGAATGCGGCGAGCGGTTTCAGGCAGCACCAGGCTATGACGGCTTCGCGTTACCGCCGATGGAGGAACTGCTCGAACGGGTCGTGCTGGACGACGTGCAGAAGATGGCGCGGCACTACTCGCTGCTGCACTGTCCGCACTGCGGTGTGGGCCTGCAGCACCGGTGGAAGGACGGGATGAACCGCAGCGGCGTGTGGGCTGCGGAGGGCCAGGTCGTGCACGCCGACGGAACGGTCACCGGTGAAAGGCCGGAAGCGCGCATCGCCAGCTACTGGCTGGGTGGTGTTGCAGCCGCCTACCAGTCCTGGGAATCGCTGATCGAGCGCTACTTCCAGGCGCTGCGGACGTTCGCCACCACCGGTGAAGAGCGGCCGCTGAAGACCACGCACAACGTCGACGGCGCGATCAACTACGTGCCGATGGCAGCGCGCTCTGCCAGTGATCCGAACGAGATGCAGGAGCGGGCCGAGGTCTGGCCTGCGGGTGCTGTGCCGGCGGGCGTGCGTTTCCTGCTCGGTGAGGTCGACGTCCAAGCCAACCGGTTCGTCGTGCTGGTGCTGGGCTTCGGCATCGGGGAATCCGGGCAACTGGAGCGGTGGGTGGTCGATTCCTTCACCCTGCGCACCTCCAAGCGGGAGGACGGTTCGGGCGGCTTCCTGCCACTGGACCCGCCGAAGTACCTGGAAGACTGGGAACGCCTGGTCGAGAAAGTCATCTGCCGGCGCTACCCGCTGGACGACGCCACCGGCCGCAGCATGCCGGTGCATGCGGTGGGTATCGACTGGGGCGGCAAGTCGGGCACCTCGGTGCGCGCGCTGGAGTTCTGGCGTTCGCTCAAGGCCAGGAAGCTGCACGCCAGGGTCAGGCTGATCAAGGGCGACGCGCGCCGTGAGGGTGGGCTGTTCCGGGAGACCTTTCCGGACAGCAGCAAGCGCCGGGACCGCAAATCAGGGTCGAAGGGCGATGTGCCGCAGCTGCTGCTCAACGTGGACCGACTGAAGGACACGGTGGACGCCAACATCAAGCGGGCCGAGCCCGGGCCGGGCTACTACCACTTTCCCGACTGGCTGCCCGAGGCGTTCTACGCGGAGCTGACGGCCGAATCGAGGACGGCCCGAGGCTGGGAAAACTTGGCCAAGCGCCGCAACGAAGCCTTCGACCTGTGCGGCTATGCCGAGGGCATGGCGCTGTGGCTGAAGGTTCCGGCCATCAACTGGACCGCGCCGCCGGCATGGGCCGCGCCGTGGGACGACAACCCAGACGTGAGGGCAGACGACGTCGCGCCGGCGCCAACGCCGCGCACTCGAACCCGCCGCGTCATCCGAAGCAAGTACCTGGGACGCTGATATGGCATTTACCAAAGAGCAGGTCGCGAAGCTGGAGGCAGCTATCTCGGCGGGCGTCCTGAGCGTCCGCTACGCCGACCGAACTGTGACCTACCAAAGCCTGGACTCGATGCGGCGGCTGCTGAAGCAGATGCGGGACGAGATTGGCCAAGCATCAGGCGCGCCACGGCGTCGCCGCATCGTGCGCCTCTACCAGTCGGGGAACGGAAATGTCTGATATCGCCGAAGGCCCATACCGCGCCGCCGGCAATGGCCGACGCCTGCGCACTTTCCGGCCGACCTCGCTCGGGCCCAATGCCGCATTGACGGGCCTGTCCACATTGCTGGCCCGGGCACGGCATCTGGCCCGCAATGACCCGTGGATGGTCAGTGCGCTCAACAAGAGCGTATCCAACGGCATCGCCACGGGCATCCAGGCAAAGCCAGTTTGGGGGTCGAAGGAGCACAAGAAGAAGCTCACCAAGCTGTGGACCCGCTGGGGCAAGTACGCTGATGCAGACGGCGTGCTGGGCTGGGAGGGCCTGCAGGCGCTGTCCTGGCGCGAGTGGAACGAAGCCGGAGAGGTGTTCGCCCGGCTCCGCTACCGGCGGCCCGAGGACGGCTTGCCGGTGCCGCTGCAGGTGCAGCTGATCGAATCGGAGCAGTGCCCGCAGCACTACAACGGCGTGGCCAGCAACGGAAACGCGATTCGACAAGGCATTGAGGTCGATCGCATCGGGCGCCGTGTGGCCTACTGGATGTACCGGGAACATCCTGGGGATCTGCAGCAGACCGTCAACGGCAACGAGTTGGTGCGTGTGCCTGCGGAGCAGGTGCTGCACCTCTTCCGGCCGAGCCGCGCCGGTGCGATGCGGGGCGTACCACGCTCCGCTCCGGCTCTGCTGCGCATGTTCAACCTGGACCGCCTCGATGACGCTGTGCTGGAACGGCAGGCGCTGGCCAACCTGTTCGCAGGCTTCATCACATCAGATGCCAGCGTTGATGGCGACGAGGGCGATGCCGTCGGAGATCTGATCACCGGTGAGGACGCCGATGGGGCGGCCATCGGTGGCCTGGAACCCGGCACACTGCAGGAGCTGCCACCGGGTCGGAAAATCGACTTCGCCAATCCGCCCAGTGCCGGCTCTGACTATGCGGAGTTCCTGCGTGGTCACCTGCTGGCGATCTGCGCCAGCCAGGACGTGCCCTACGAGGTGCTCACCGGCGACCTGCGCAACGTCTCCGACCGCGCGCTGCGCCTAATCCTCAACGAGTTCCGCCGTGTCATCGAGCAGGACCAGTGGCTCTACATGATCCCCATGTTCTGCCAGAAGGTTCGCGACGCCTTCATTGATCAGGCGGTGCTGGCTGGTCTGTTGAAGGTGCCACGGTATGCGGCCCTTCGCGACGACGTGACCGAAACCCTGTGGGTGCCCGAGGGTTGGCCGTGGAGCCACCCGGTGCAGGACGTGACGTCCGAACTCAAGGCTGTGCGGGCGGGCTTCAAATCACGCAGCAAGGTGGTGCTGGGCGCTGGCGAGGATCCCGAACAGGTCGACGCTGAGCAGGCGCTGGACAACGAGCGCGCAGACGCGGCCGGGCTTCGCTACGACAGCGACCCGAGGCGTACGAACGCCTCCGGTGCCCGGCAGGACGACAAACCCGGCGCCCCTGGCGCCAACAACGATGAAGGGAATGACGATGACGAGTAAGCCTGGCCTCTTGGCCCGAATGCTGGGTCGCGGCAGCCGTGCGCCTGTGGTGGCCTCGCTCGCGGCCGCGGTCCTCAATCAGCCGTTGCTGGTGCAGCCGACCATCGGCGAGGCACTGGTGGGCGGCTATCTGGAAGGGAAGGTCACCAGCGACGACAGCGTGCTGAAGGCCGACCGCTTCGAAGTGTCCGGCGCCGACGGGCAGCCGGTGGGCGTCGCCCAGAAACTAATCGGTGTGATCAACCTGTCCGGTGCAATGGTCAACCGGCCGATGCCCGGCGCCAGCGGCCCAGGTCCGGTGAGCTATGCCGCGGTGCGCGACACCTTCGATGAACTGCTCAACGACGATGCGGTGACCTCCATCATCCTGCGACTGGACACGCCGGGCGGCATGGCGTCTGGCTGCTTTGACCTGGTCGACCACATCTTCGAGGCGCGTGGCCGGAAGCCGGTGTATGCGCTGGTCGATGACCATGCGTACTCCGCCGGCTTCGCCCTCGCTTCTGCCTGCGACGAGATCTGGATCAGCCGCACCGGCGGTGTCGGGTCGGTAGGCGTGGTCCGCTTCCACCATGACTGGAGTGGCAACAACGCACAGATCGGCCTGAAGGTCACCCCGCTTTTCGCAGGTGCCCGCAAGGTCGACTTCAACCCCAACTTCCCCCTCAGCGAGGAAGCGCACGCAGAGGCAATGGCGGATCTGGAGGACATGTACACGCTGTTCGTCGATACCGTGGCGCGCAACCTCGACATGCAAGCCGAAGCGGTGCGCGCCACCGAGGCGGCCTGCTACCGCGGCCAGGCCGCTGTGGCGGTGGGTTTTGCTACCCGGCTCGGCACCTGGCACGACCTGATCGCGCACCTCGGCGCGGCCGAAGCGGCACCGCCGCCCGCGCCGGGCGGCCCGGATCCGGACGACGAGCCGGAGGCAGCGGCAACGCCGTTGGTACCCGAGGCCGCACTCGCGCCGCCGGCAGCCGTCTCGGAGAACCCGGCAGCCGCGCTGGCTGCCGCGGTCGCTTCCAGCGATCTACCGCCGGCGCTCGCTGTGGCATTGCTGCGTCGCCCGATGCCGCAGGGTGAGCAGGCGGCAAGCGCGATCGAGTACGCGACCGCAGTCCAGGATGCATGCGCGGCCGCACTGCGTGGCGATGACACGATCGCGGCCAGCTTCATCGAGAAGAACACCGACCTCGACACGGTGCGTGCACAGCTGTTGTCGATGAAGGCGGAAGAGGGCCGGAGTACTCAGGTCGTCACCGCACACCCGGCCTCCATGGCCGATCAACGAGCCGCCGAAATGAAGGCGCAGCTGAACCCCAACAACATCTACAAGAACCGAGGTAACTGACGATGGAAATCTCTCTGGCCGGCACCCGTACCGGCGAATTCCTGCTGTCCGAAGCAGGCGGCGAGCGCAGCCGCGAACTGATCCGTCTGCCGGCCGGGCAGGGCATGCTGGCCGCCGGCACCCTGCTCAAGGCCGACAATACCGTGGCCGCCAACGGTGCCGATGCGGTGAAGGTGCTCTACGGCCCGGTGGATACCGGTGCGAACGCTGGCGAGCTGCCGGTGAAGGGCGCAGCGATCGCACGCGATGCAGAGGTCTTTGGCGAAAAGCTGATCTGGGCTGACGGCGTTACCGACGATCAGAAGTTGCTGGCCGCGCTGAGCCTGGCCGAGTCGGGAATCATCACCCGCTGGACCCAACAGCCGATCGCGTCGAACGCAGCCGATCACCTGGTGTTCGTGTCCGAACCCCTGACCGGCACCGCCGGGGTTGCTCTGGGCCCGATCGTGGTACACGTCAAGGACGTCTTTGGTGCCCTGGTCACCGGCAGCACCGTCAGCGCCACTCTGGCCAAGGCCAGCGGCACCGGGAACCTGGCCGGCGGCGGTGCGAAGGCAGCCGTGGGCGGCGTCATCACCTGGGATGCCGCGACGCTGAGCGCCGCGGGCGACTACACCCTCAAGGTGACGGCCACCGACCTGGGCGAAGCCATCAGCGACACCATCACCATCGCAGCCGCTGCCGGCGGCTGACCGCCGAGCAGCTCCCTCTTCACCCGCTGACCCCTGGCCCCGCTTTCGCGGGGCCTTTTCGTATCCCATTCCAAGAGAGAAATCACCATGGATCTGCAGACCCTTCTGGCTCTGGGCGTGCTGAGCTTCGACGCCTTGAACGCCTACATCAACAACCTGCCGCGCATCTCCACGCGGCTGGCCGACATGCGCCTGTTCCAGGAAGATGGCCTGGTCGGCACCACCATCGTCAAGGTGGGTATCAAGGGCACCAAGCTGGTGCTGGTCCCGAACGTTCCGCGCGGTGCGCCCGGCCAGCCCAAGGGGCTGGAGCGTGGCAAGGTGAAGCTGCTGGAAACCACCCACCTGCCGCAGAACTCGACGGTCATGGCTGACCAGCTGCTGGGCGTTTATGACCCGACCGACCCGGAAGGCGCCAACGTTGCCGCCGTGGTCAACGCGCTGCAGGCGGTGCACAAGCGCGACCTGGACTTCACCATCGAGTACCACCGCATGGGCGCGCTGCAGGGCAAGCTGCTCGATGCCGATGGCTCCGTGATCATCGACTTCTACGAGGAGTTTGGGGTCAAGCAGGTAGTCATCGGCATGGAGCTGAACAAGGATGACACCAAGGTCCGCGCCAAGTGCATCGCCATCAAGCGCGCGATCGAGGCCAAGCTGGGTGGCATCCCGTACACCGGCGTCCACGTGTTCTGCAGCGCCGGCTTCTTCGATGCCCTGACCGACCACCCGGAGGTGCAGAAGGCCTACGAGCGCTGGCAGGACGGTGCCGCCCTGCGCGATGACGTCCGCAAGGGCTTCGTGTTCGGCGATATCACCTTCGAAGAGCTGCAGGGCAATACCGGCGGCGATCTGGCCCTGGCCGATGGCGAGGCGATCGCGTTCCCGCTGGGTGTGCCGGACATGTTCCTGACCCGCTTCGCGCCGGCGGACTACCTGGAAACGGTGCGCGGCATCGGCCTGCCGTACTACACCAAGACCGCCCCGATGCGCATGAACAAGGGCATCCAGCTGGAAAGCCAGTCCAACCCGCTCAACATCAACACCCGACCGGACGCGGTGATCCGCCTGAAGGCCGGCGCGAAGTAAGCCAACAGTGCCTGGCCCGCTCCGGCGGGCCAGGCAGGAGGGTGTATGGCCCAGATCAGGATCGGGGTCGACCCCGAAAACGTCTTCGGGCGACAACTGACCGAGCTGGAGCAGTCCCAGCTGCCCTACGCTGCATCGCAGGCGGCCAACAAGGTGGCCTACGAGATCCGCGAGCGCTGGAAGCGCCAAGCGCCGCGGGTGTTCGACCGGCCCACGCCGCTGACCGTCAACGCAGCGATGTACCGCAAGGCCACCAAGGCCCAGCCGTACGCCGAAATCTACCTCCGGGACGAGGCCTTCAAGGGCACGCCGCCGGCGAAGTACCTGCTCGCCGAGGTGGATGGTGGTCAGCGCCGCCGGAAGGGCTTTGAGCGGCTGCTGCAGAGCCGAGGTCTGCTGTCGCCGACGCAGTTTGCGGTGATGGGGCGGGGCGCTCAGGCGAACCAGTACGGCAACGTTCCGGCCGGTCAGGTGACCAAGATTCTGTCGCAGCTGGGCGCCCAGCGGGACCGGTACCAGAACGAGACCAGCGTCAGCCGGAAGCGGCGACGGGGCAAAGGCAACAACCGTGATGGCGAGTACTTCGTGATCACCAAGCGCCGCGGCGTGTTGCGCCCGGGCATCTATGAGCGAATCGGACGCGGATCGGGTGTCCGATCCATCTTCATCTTCACCAACACCGCCGCCTACACGCCGCGCTACGACATCTTCGGCATGGCCGAGGACACCTGGAAGCGGCTGATGCCGTTCTTCCTGAAGCGCGAGCTGGAAAAGGCCATGGAAACCGCGAGGCCCCTGCCTTGAACCAGAAAGCCTTCATGCAGGCCTTCGACGCAGTCGCGTTCGATGCCTTCCGCGCAGCCGGCGTCGCCGATGCTGCCCACTACAAAGAACCAGACGGCACGGTTGAGGTGCCGTGCACAGTGCTGTTGGACGAGGCCGTGGAGCAGTTCACACCCGACGATGTGGCGCCCATCGCGACCACCGTTGATCGGGTGACGCTCCAGTTGGCGGAAATCAGCCCTCGCGCTGGCGGTGTGGTGCGGATTGAGGGCACCGGCCGCAGGCTCAAATTGGTCCAGAAGCTCCACGCCGACGAATCGACAGTGGTGTGGGAGGTGGCCAATGTCTGATCGCACCCCCAGCCCGCGGAAGCAGCTGCTGCAGGCGATGGGTAAGACGCTGCAGCTGATCAGCACCGACAATGGCTACCTGACCGATGCCGGCGCCGGCTGGACGCTCGAGCCCGCCCCGGGCGATCAGGACACCCTCGCGGTGCTGACGGCTGTCATCGAGAAGCAGCAGCGAGCCGAGACGCCGTCAAAGGTCAACACGCATCGGCTGACCACCGTGAGCGTCATCGCCAAGGTCCCCGCCGATACGGATGGCTACCAGCGGAAGCTGGACGATCTGATCACCGACGTCGAGGCGGCCATGGACAGCCGCGAGACAGCGCGCAACTTCACCGACGGCATCCAGGTGCCCGTCTATGTCGGTATGGAACCGCTGATGCCAGAGAAGGCCAGCGCCGGCTGGGTCGGCGTGCTGATCACCTACCAGACCCACATCCCCAAGAAATGACCCGCCGCTCAGCGGCAACCCAACTGGAGAGCCATCATGGCCGAAGATTACAGCTACCTGGGCAGCGGCATCGTCCTGATCCGCAAGTGGGGCAGCAACGACCCGTTCCTCGAAGTGGGTAACGTTTCCGCGTTCTCGATTGCCCCGCAAACCAATACGATCGAACTGGCCGATTACCAGAATCCGGGTGGTGGCACGGCCAACCGTGTCGACCGCGTAACCGGGTACAACCTCAACTACACCTTCCACGACTTCAACCCGGATAACTTTGCCCGTGCAACTCGCGGCAAGGCCAGTGCCGTCGCGGCTGCGAGTGTCGCCGATGAACCGGCGGTCGCGGCCAAGGGGTCGTTCGTTCCCTTGGCCCGTCTGGCCAGCAGCATCACGACGGTCGAGAACGTGGCCGGGACCACCGAGTTCGAAGAGGGCAAGGACTACCGCCTCGAGCGCGGCATGCTCTTCATTCCGGCTGATTCCACCATCCCGGCACCTGTTGCCGGTGCGGCCAATGTCCACGTTACCTATCAGCATGGCGATCTTGGCCAGGTCGAGGCGGCGGTCACTGGCCAGACCTTCTACGAGATGCAGTTCTACGGCGCCAACGAGGCGCGGGGTGGCAAGATGGTGCGTCTGGTTGCGCACAAAGTCACCGGCGGCGTCATCGAAAGTATGGGCCTGATCGGCAATGAGTTCGGCGCGGGGAGCGTCCCTGGCGCCCTGGTGAAGGATGCCTCCAAGGCAACCGGACCCGACAAGTCGGCCTACTTCTACTGGCAGCAGGAGAAGTAAGTCGTGGCCGATGATGACGTGATCGCCCCGCCGACGCGCGCGGTTCTCGTACGTGGCGAGAAGGTGGTTGTGGGTCCCCTGCGCCTGGAGCAGATCGGTCCGTTCATCTCGGCCAGCCGCACCATCATCGCCCGAGTGGCGATGATGGCCGGTGTGGTCGAGGGCGCCGATCGTGCTGCCGTCGGTGCCATCCTGCTCGACCTGCTCGAGCAGGACAGCAACGAGATCGCCGCGGCTTTGGGGGTGGCAATCGGACGTGAAGCGGAATGGGTTGCGGGGGCGACGCTGCACGAGATCGCTGACTTGCTGGAGGCGGTTGTCGGGCTCAACAGGGATTTTTTCGCCCTCCGCCTGCGGCGGCTTCTGCTGCAGGCGAAGCTTCCGGCGGAAGAGAGTACGGCCTCGCCGACCTGATCCAGTACCTCATCGCCCACGGACACTCCCGCGCGGAGGTGATGACCTACACCCTGGCACAGCTGCGAGCCTTCACCGCCGCGGCTGCGCAGGTTGAGCGCGACCGCATCGCGGAATTCGCCGTGGCCACGCGTATGGCTATGGCCGCCCCGGCTGCCGACTGGCAGCTGTACCTGGCTGCCCTGCGCGGCCAGGTCCCGGCACAGCAGCGACAAGGAATATCGAACGATGGCTGATCCTTCAGCAAATCTGCGCGTCCGCATCAGCGCGGACCTGGCCGACATTCGGCAGGGTCTGGGCGTGCTCACTCGGCAGCTGCGCGAGGTGCGCACGGAGGCGGCCAGGCCGTTGCCGACGAAGAACAACATCACGGAGCTGGGGGTCTCTGCAGGGCAGACGGCGCAGGCAATGCGCCAGCTGCCCGCGCAGTTCACCGACATCTTCACCAGCCTGCAGGGTGGCATGCCCTTCTTCACAGTGCTGGTGCAGCAGGGTGGTCAGATCAAGGACAGCTTCGGGGGCGTGGAGCCGGCATTGAAGGGCGTCTCGTCGGCGCTGCTGGGGATGGTGAATCCGTATACCGTGGCCGCGGCGGCTGTCGGTTTGGTGGTCTATGCCTGGTATGACGCCGAGCAGCAGGCCCAGGCCTACACGAAGGCACTTGTCCTGTCGCGCAATGAGGCGGCCGCGACGACCCTGACGCTCGTCACCATGGCTCAGAAGACCAGCGACGCGCTGCAGGTTGCCGCCGGCGTTGGTGCCGAGGCGGCTCAGGCCGTCGGCTCGAACGGGAAGATTGCCGCGCGGAACCTTCAGGACGTGGCGAACGCGGCCGTGGCGATGAAGGAAATCAGCGGGCAGGCTCTCGACGAAACCATCGCCCTGTACGCGAAACTGGCGGAAGACCCGGTCAAAGGAGCACAGAAGCTCAACGAGCAGGTCAACTTCATGACACTGGCGCTCTACGAGCAGGTGAAGGCGTTGCAGGAACAGGGCCGGAATCAGGACGCCGTGACTGTGATCACCCGTGCAGCGGCGGATGAAACAGTCATGGCGCTTGCTCGAGTCCGCGCCAGCCAGAACCCGGTGATACGGGGATTCAAGGACCTGTGGGTCGAGGCCACTAAGGCGTGGTCGGCGATGCAGGTGAACGTCGGCCTCGGGCCTGCGGCGGCCCAGATGCAGCAACTCGTGGCAGAGAACCAGCGGGAACTGGAAAAGCTGAACAACCTGGCCAACGGCACCCAGCGGGGCCTGCCCTTGGCCCGAAATCCGATTGCTCTGGCGGCGATGGAGAAGTCGATCAAGGACAGGTCGGAGAAGATCAAGGCATTGGCTGCTGATCTGATAAATGAGCGTAAGGTTGCGGAGGTCAAGGCCGCTCAGACTGCATCAACCGAGTTCATCTTGGAGATGGATTCAATCATCGAATCCCAGGCCAGCAAGGAGGAGAAGAAGCGGGAAGAAGTGGAGCGTGTTAATGGTGAAGCCGCAGCAGCTCGGCGAAAGGCCGAGGCTTCGGGCCTTATTGCAGAGGCAGAGGCTATCGAGAGGCGGCGCGCCGCTGCAGTCGCGGCCATCGAGAAGAAGTACGCCGAGAAGCCGAAGGCCTCCACTGGGTCTCCTTCGAGGGCGGCAGGCCTACAGGGCTATAAGGATGACCTGCTCGAGGAACAGGCGCAGATCACGGCGGGAACCCAGCTGCTGAGAGCTCAGTTCGCGGCACGCGAAATTACATCGGCCGAGTACTACGGCCGCATGCGGGACCAGGTGCAGAAAGGGACCGATGCCCAGGCGAAGTCGTTAGAGCAGCAAATCTCATTCCTGCGGAAGCAGGCGGTGAGCGGAAAGGACGCCATCGGCGTGAATCGCCAGATTGGCGAGCTGGAGGCACGGCTTGCCAAGCTCCGGATTGAGGGAGCTACGGCCTTGGAAATCCTCAAGAAGGAGGAAGAAGGGGTTAGCAGGGCGCGGGAAAATGCGGTCAAGGCTTACTCCAGCGCCCTGGAAGCCAGCAACGACGCGCTCACGCGGCAGCTGGCCACGGAGGCGCAGCGTGTGGGAATGGGCGACCGTGAGTATGAGATCCAGCAGCGGATCAACGAAGCCATCGCGGACGAGGCCGAAAAGCTCAGGGAACTGAGCCTTCAGCGCAATGCCGACCAGATTGACCAGGTGACGTTCGAAGAAGAGAAGGCTGTGCTGCACGCCAAGACGCTCGACCGACTTCAGATCATCAAGAGCGGCTACGCCGAGCTCCAGCAGGCCGAGGGAAGCTGGCTGGCAGGCGCCAGCGCTGCCTGGGCGAACTACCAGCAGGAGGCGAGCAATGCCGCGCGGCAGATGGGCGACGTGGTCGGTAATACCATCGGTGGCTTCGAAGACGCATGGGTCAAGTTCACCACGACCGGGAAGCTGAGCTTCTCCGACCTCACCAAGTCGGTTCTGGCCGATCTGGCGCGGATCGCCGCGCGGCAGGCAATCTTGGGCATCGTCAACTCGGTGGCCGGCGCCTGGGCCGGCGGAGGCATCACTGCCGCCGGCAACCAGGCCGTCACCTCCGGCACCAGCAGCATCAACAACCAGCTTTTCCAGAACATGCGTCTCGGCGGTGTGTACTCCACCGGTGGATATACCGGCGATGGTGGTGTGAATGAGCCCGCGGGTGTCGTACACAAGGGCGAAGTGGTTTGGTCCCAAGCAGACATCGCTCGAGCCGGCGGCGTGGGTGTCGTCGAGGCTATGCGCCGTGGACTCCCGGGCTACGCCGACGGAGGCGCGGTCGGGCCGGCACCGCCGGGAGTGGTTGGCATGGGACCGTCCACCGTGAATGTCAGCGTGGTTGTGAACAGCGACGGTTCGACTCAGGCAGATGGTGACACCTCCCTGATGCGCCAGTTCGGCAAGGAACTCGGTGACTTTGTCGATGCGCGATACCGCGAACTCCAGCTGCGCGACATCCGGTCCGATGGTTTGCTTGCCAGAACGATGATGCGTTGATCGGAAGGGGCCTTGAGGGCCCCTTCATCTTTTACGGCGGAAACCCTGAGATGACCGAGACATTTATCTGGCAGGTGTATAGCCAGCAACCGCAGGTGGACTACGCCTATGCGGAAAGCACAGCCCGATTCGGCGACGGCTATGAGCAGGTAGCTCCCGAGGGAATCAACAACGAGCGGCAGACCTGGAGTGTCGAGCTTTGGGGGCATCTTCAAACCGATGACATGGCAGCTGTCCGCGCCTTCCTGCGCCTGCGCAAGACACGTGGTGAGAGCTTCTTCTGGACACCGCCGAATGAAGCGCAAGCCAGGTTCCGCTGCACAAAGCTGTCTGCGACCGATGAAACGGAAGGGTACATCCGCATCAGTTGCACCTTCGAACAGACGTTCCAGCCGTAAGGAGTGAACATGGCACTTCAGCCAATCGACATCGACACCGTCCAGCCCAACGGCAAGAAGGGCGACCCGGCGCGACTGATGTCGCAGAAAGTGAATGGCAACTTTCAAGAGCTATACGAAGGTCAACAGGCCATTCAAACCACCCTGACCCCCTTGGCTGGCAAGAACATGCTTATGAATTGTGGAGTTCCGATCAATCAGCGGAACTTCGCAGGCGGAGCGCTCGCTATGGGCGTGTTCGGCTACGACCGTTGGAAGGGTGGTAACGGCGGATGCAACATCGTCATTAGCAGCGCTGGCGTCTGGACGTTGAACGGCCCAATCCAGCAGGTTGTGGAGTCGCCGCAGCACTCTTGGGGAAAGCCGATCACCTTCAGCGCGGAGTCTCCTTCTGGCCCCATCAACGTCTACATGGCGGGGGCGGTTGGAACCATCCCTGCAGGCTCAGGCCGACAGAGCGTTACCCTGCTCGCCAATGGCTCAGGGGACATGCTGGTCGATATCAGTACCTCGGCCCCGACCAGCTTCTCCCAACTGCAGATGGAGCGCGGCGAGAGCGCGACGGCGTTTGATGCGCGCCCAACAGCCTTGGAAATAATTCTGTGCCAACGGTACGGGAAGGCTGGCGGAACCTTCAGCCGGGGCGCGGTTTCGGTCGCGACTGGCGTGTCGATCCACGTCCCTATTGCCATGCGAGCTACTCCAGCAGTGACCTTCAGCAACGTGGGCTACGTATACGGGTGCTCAGGCATCAGCGCGAACGCATCCGCTATGGGTGTGGACATTTACGTGTCAGCCACGGGCGCGTTTGCCTATGGCGCGGGCTACTTCTTCGACGCGGAGCTGTGACATGTATCAGTTGACGAAAGATCCGGGCAAGGTCAAGCGCCTGTCTGATGGTGCCGAGATCCCTGAGGGCCACCGCTGGTATGACGACTATCTGGCTTGGCTGGCTGAAGGCAACACGCCGGAACCGGTGGGTTTACCCTACGAGCTGCACAGCCCTGAGCATTACCGCGCGATCCGTGCAGCTGCCTGGGACTGGATGACGGCCTGGGTGAAGGAGCGGCGCTACGACAGCATCGAGACGTGCGTCGGGTACTTCAACAGCGGTGTACCGCGCTACCGTGATGAGGCTCGCGCGATGGTTGCCTGGCGTGACGCTGTGAATCAGGAGTTGGAAGCACTGGTGCTGGCCGCCCCTGCTGGCATCGAAACGTGGGATCAGGTCCGGGCCTTGCTGCCGCAGCCGGAGGCATTCAACTGGCCCGGTGAGGTCTCCCTGCCACTGGGCACCGGTGAATCGGAGGTGCTGGCATGATCACCGCCGATGCCCAGCAGCTCGAACCGGGAGGACGGGTCACCGTCTATCAGCTGGACTGCACCAGCTTCGGTGCCGATCAGCTGTTCTTCCACGCGCACCTGCAGTCGGGGCCGATCTGGTGGCAAGGGCAGGAGTACGGGCCGTGGCCGATCATCGCCACGGGCTTCCAGCGCACCAGCGAGCAGCAGCCGAACCCGCGGTTGAAGGTCAGCAACGTCAACGGCGTAATCGGCGCCATGTGCCGCATGTTCCAGGACCTGGCCGGTGCGAAGGTGATCCGCCGGCAGACGCTGGTGAAGTATCTGGACGCGGCCAACTTCCCCGAGGGGAACCCGCTGGCCGACCCGGGCGAGCACTTCCAGGATGAGATCTGGTACATCGAGCGCAAGGTGGGCGAGGACGACGAGACGGTCGAATTCGAGCTCACCACCGTGGCCGACTTCAACGGTCGGGAGCTGCCCGCGCGTCAGTGCACCAGGATCTGCAGCGCGCTGCTGCATGGCGGCTACCGCGGCCCCTACTGCGGCTACACCGGCTCGGCGTACTTCGATATCAACGACCAGCCGGTGGACGACCCGGCCAGGGACGTGTGCGCCGGTCTGGTGCGCAGCTGCCAACTGCGGTTCGGCCAGGACAAGCCTCTCCCCCACGGAGGCTTCCCGGCCTCAGGCTTGCTGCGGACCTGACGACCCGCAAAGTAACACCACCGAACGTTCGCGCTGCACCAGCAGCACCACAAGGCCCGCCCAGCGCGGGCCTTTTCTATGGGCGAGATCCATGCAACAGACCACCCTGCAGGCCATCCAGGCGCATGCCGTGGCCGAATACCCGCGCGAGTGCTGCGGCCTGATCGTGGCCGGCCGCGATGGGGAGACCTACTTCCCGTGCCGGAACCTGGCGACCACGCCCAGCGAGCATTTCCGGTTGCCGGGGGAGGACTTTGCCGACGCCGAAGACGTGGGCGAGGTACTGGCCGTCGTGCACAGCCACCCGAACGCGTCTGCCGCTGCCTCTGACGCCGACCGTGTCATGTGCGAGGCCAGCGGCCTGCCGTGGCACATCGTGAGCGTGGGGCAGTGCCTCGGGGCTGATCCTGAGTGCGGCGACCTGCAGACCATCGAGCCTTGCGGCTACGAGGCGCCGCTGGTGGGCCGGCAGTTCGCCCATGGCGTGCTGGACTGCTACAGCTTGGTGCGCGACTTCTACGCCCGCGAGCTGGGCATCCAGCTCAGCCAGTACGAGCGCGAGGACGACTGGTGGGAGAAGGGCCAGGATCTCTACAACCTGGACCGGCTACGCGCGGAAGGCTTCGAGCTGATCGAAGGCGAGCCGCAGCGCGGCGACATGATCCTGATGCAGATCCGCTCGCCGGTGCCGAACCATGCCGGCGTCTACCTGGGCGACGGGAAGATGCTGCACCACATGCACGGTCGCCTGTCCGAAACGGTGGTGTACGGCGGCATGTGGGCCGAGCGCACTCGCCACATCGTTCGCCATAAGGAGGCTTGCCATGACTGAGCGCCTGCGTACTGTCCGGTTGTACGGCCGCCTCGGCGCTCGTTTCGGCCGCAAGTTCCAGCTGGCGGTGAACAGCCCGGCCGAGGCCATTTTCGCGCTGGGCATCCTGCTGCCCGGCTTCAGGCAGTTCCTGACCGGCTGCAAGGACCAGGGCATTGAGTTCGCCGTGTTCATCGGCCGCGAGAATCTGAGCAAGACGCAGCTGCACGACCCGCCGGGTGCCGACGATATCCGCATTGCACCGGTGCTCGTCGGCTCCAAGCGCGGCGGCGCGCTGCAGACCATCGTCGGTGTGGCCCTGATCGTGGTGGCCTACATCTACGGCGGTCCAGGCGCCGGCGCCGCAGCGACCAAGTTCTGGGGCGCCGTGGGCGCGGCCGGCTGGAGCCTGGCCATCGGCGGTGTGGTGCAGATGCTGTCGCCTCAGCCGCGTGGGCTGGGAGCGAAGGAGAGCGCCGAGAACGCGCCGAATTACAGCATGAATGGGCCCGTGAACGTGCAGGCCCAGGGCAACCCCGTGCCCGTCGCCTACGGTGGCCACGACACGAAGGGGATGGTCGTTGGATCCGTGGTGATCAGCGGCGGCATCTACGCGGAGGACCAGCAGTGAACCGAGCCGTCAGCTACCAGCACGATCCGCTGGCCTTGGCATGCGCTGATGTGATCGGCGCAGGTGGCAAGAGCAGCACCAACGCCCGCACGCCAGTGGAGACTCCGGACAGCCTGCACTCCATCTCCTACGCCAAGGTCCTGGACCTGATCAGCGAGGGCGAGATCCGGGGCCTGGTGGCCGGCAACCAGTCCATCTACCTCAATGAGGTGCCGATTCAGAACAGCGACGGCAGCTTCAACTTCAACGGCGTGCGGGTCGAGACGCGCTCGGGCACGCAGGACCAGGAATACATCCCGGGATTCCCGTCCGTCGAGAACGAAATCGGTGTTGGCGTCGAGCTGCGCGACACGCCGGTGGTGCGGGCGGCGTTCGGGCAGGATCTGTCCGCGGTCCGCATCCGGTTCGGTGTGCCCGCCCTGCAGCGGCAGAACACCGAGAATGGAGACACCGAGGGCTATGCCGTCGAGTACGCCATCGATTTGTCCACCGACGGTGGTGCCTTCAGCACGGTGCTGAGCAATGCCTTCCGCGGCAAGACGACCACCGAGTACCAGCGTAGCCACCGGATCGAGCTGCCGCCGGGCAATCAGTGGCAGGCCCGGATCCGTCGCCTCACGCCGAACGCGAACAGCTCCACCGTCGCCGACACCGTGAACGTGATCTCCATGACCGAGATCATCGACGTGAAGCTGCGCTACCCGAACTGCGCACTGGCCGCGATCCAGATCGACGGCAGCCAGTTCCAGGGCAAGCCGACCACGGCATACCGCATCTGGGGCCGGATCATCCGTGTGCCCAGCAACTATGACCCGATCGCGCGCACCTACACCGGGGTGTGGGATGGCACCTTCAAGTCGGCCTGGACGAACAACCCGGCGTGGGTGTTCTTCGATATGGTCACCAACGATCGCTTCGGCCTGGGCGACCGTATCCCGCTGGACTGGGTCAACAAGTGGCGCCTGTACGAGATCGCGCAGTACTGCGATCAGATGGTCAGCGATGGCCTGGGCGGCATGGAACCGCGCTTCACCTGCAGCCTGTACCTGCAAACCCGGGCGTCGGCCCACAAGGTGCTGCAGGACATGGCCAGCATGTTCCGCGGCATCAGCTTCTACGCGGCAGGGCAGATCATGGCCTCGGCGGACATGCCGAAGGACCCGGTCTATACCTACAGCCAAGCCAACGTGGTCGATGGGAAGTTCACCTACACCGGCAGCGGCGGCAAGGCGCGGCACACCGTGGCATTGGTGTCGTGGTCGGATCCCGACGACTTCGGCCGGCAGAAGGTCGAGCCGGTCCAGCTGCAGGAGGGCATCGCCCGCTACGGCGTGAATCAGATTGAGGTGACGGCCTTCGGCTGCCACTCGAAGTCTCAGGCCCAGCGCGTCGGGCTGCATATCCTCTACAGCGAAAACCTGGAGACGGAGACGGTCAGCTTCGCCGTGGGCCTTGATGCCCTGAACTGCATGCCGGGGGATGTGATCCAGGTGGCCAACGCCAAGCGCGCTGGCCGGCGCAATTCCGGCCGTATCAGTGCGGCCACGGCCAGCAGCCTGAGCCTGGACGTGGTGCCGTCCTCCATGCAGGTCGGGGACGTCCTGCGCGCAACGCTGCCGAGCGGCAAGACCCAGGCCCGCACCATCAACGGGGTCAACCCGGAGACGCGCGAGGTGACGGTTTCAGCGCCTTGGAGCGAGGTGCCGGTGGCACAGTCGATCTGGGCGACGGAATCGACCGACCTGGTGATGGAGCAGTTCCGGGTGATCAGCATCACCGAGGAAGACGGGCTGACCTACCGCGTCACGGGTCTGACCCATCGCCCGGACAAGTTCGGCGCGATCGACGACGGCACCCGACTTGAGCCGCCCCCGGTCAGTATCGTGCCGCCCAGCGTGCAGCCACCGCCGGCGAATGTGCGCATGTCGTCCCATGTGGTGGTCGACCAGGGCATCGCCACGCCGGTGCTGACCATCGAGTGGGACGCAGCCGACAACGCGATTGCCTACGACGTGGAATGGCGTAGGGACGACCTGAACTGGGTGCGTGTCGGGCGCGTGGGCACGGCCAGCGCGGAGGTGCGGGGGATCTACGCGGGCAAGTACCTGGCCCGGGTGCGAGCGGTGAACGCACTCAATGCCGTGTCGCAGCCGGCCCTCAGCGTCCTCACAGACATTCAGGGCAAGACGGAGCCGCCGCCGGCGCTGACCTCGCTGACGGCCGCGTCGGTGGTGTTCGGTATCCAGTTGGCCTGGGCGTTCCCGACTGGGGCAACCGACACCGAACGCACCGAGATCTGGCGCAGCCCGGGACCGAGTCTGGAAAGCGCGACGAAGCTGGGCGATTTCGCCTATCCCCAGAACCGCTACCGGCTCGATGGCCTCGCCGCCGGCGCGAAGTTCTACTTCTGGGGCCGGCTGGTGGATCGCAGCGGCAACATCGGGCCGTGGTATCCGGCCGGTGCAGGCGTGGTTGGCGAGTCGAGCACCGACGTGGCCGAGTACGACGCGTATTTCTCCGGCCTCATCAACAAGAGCGCGCTGGGGCAGGAGCTGCTGTCGGAGATCGAGAGCATCAGCAGCATCGTCCCGTTGATCTGGGTCGCCGATGCCACGTATGAGCCGGGCCAGACGGTGGTGCACAACGGCAAGATCTGGTTGTGGACCGATGCCGAACCCGGCAATGAGGAACCGCCGGGTACGAAGTGGAAGAGCGTAGGCGATGCCGTGGCCGAGGCCGGTGCGTTGGCCGGGCGAATCGACCAGCTGGAGCTGGACGTTACGGAGATCGATGGCAAGGTCACCGCGGTGGGCAATCGGGTAGACGGCCTGGTGGCGCAGTACAGCGCCGAGCATGCGGGTGATGAGGACTGGAACGCGGGCGATGAGGACTCCTTCGCGGGCACGATCACCACGCTGACCGTCATTGCCAGTGGCGACTATGCACTGGGCCGGCGGGTGGAGAACACCGAGGCATCGGTGGGTGAAACCCAGGCGATGGTGCAGCAGGCCAGCCAAGCGTTGGTGGACGTCGATGGCAGGATCAGCGCGTCGTGGAATCTAAAGCTGCAGATCGCGGCCAATGGCCAGTACTACGCGGCCGGCATGGGCATCGGCATCGAGAACCAACCCGATGGCAGCTATCAGAGCCAGATTCTGTTCCAGGCGGACAGGCTGGCGTTGATCAACCTGGTCAACGGCCAGGTGACCACCCCCTTTGTGATTCAGGGTGGCCAGACCTTCATCAGCCAGGCGCTGATCGGCACCGCGTGGATCAACACAGCCAACATCGCTGATGCGGCGATCACCAACGCAAAGATCGGTGGCGTCATCCAGTCAGACAACTATGTTCCAGGGCAAACCGGTTGGCGAATCAGCAAGGACGGTGGTTTCGAACTGAACGGGAACACGCCAGAT